TGATGTAGTTAATAGAGATGTTGTTAGACCTTATTTTGGTGCTAGTGAACAGTTATTAGCTAACACAAAGGTTGAATGCACATTCTCAGTCGAAATGGCTGGCAGCGGTACAGCGGGTACTGCACCCAGGTATTCAAAAGCCCTAGAAGCCTGTGGTATGAAAGAAACCATTGCCTCTGGCACTTCGGTTACTTACAAACCAATGTCTACAGGTATTGAGACAGTTACCATCCATTACAACGTAGATGGTGTTCTTCATAAGGCTATAAATTGCCGAGGCACTTTTTCGTTAGTCTGCGAGGTAGGAGCAATCCCACGCATAGATTTTACTTTTACTGGAGAGTATGTAGCCCCAACAGATGCTGCACTTCCATCAATTACATATGGTGATCAAGCATCTCCATTAATATTCAAAAATGGCAATACATCTGGTTTTCAGCTATTAAGTCACCAAGGTTCACTAGCTTCATTTAACATGGATCTAGGAAATACTGTTGAATATAGAGAATTAGTTGGCGCATCAACTGCAAAAGAAGTTCTTATTACTGATAGAGCAGCCTCTGGGTCTGCAACAATAGAAGCTGTTTTATTAGGAACTAAAGATTTCTTTGCTGCATCTGTAGCAGAGGGTTCTTTAGGTAATTTACAGTTCCTACATGGAACAACTGCTGGTAACAAAGTTCAATTTACTTCTTCTAGAGTAGATATAGGCGATGTTGCTTATAGTGAGATGCAAGGTGTTGTTATGCTTGATATTCCTTACACTCTTGTACCAAGTACATCTTCTACAGCAGCAGAAGGAGATGAATTTAGCTTAATCTATACTTAACAAATTGTACTAAAGAGCTAAAGTGTAGAAGTATATTTATTTCTACACTTTATGACTTTCATCAGAAAAAAGAAAAAAACTTTCAAATGGCCTGTTGTTGTAAGAGAGCCTAGCGAAACCAAAGTTGGTGAATATGATGAAAACCACTTTATCGGCATCTTTAACAGATTAGATAGAGATGCATATGAAAAAGCATTAGCATTAAATGATGAATTTAAAATGCTTCAAAAAATGATTGTTGGGTGGGAGGATATAACTGATGAAGATGGAAATGAAATTAGTTTCAATGAAAAAAATTTAAAAGATTTACAACAAGATAATTATTGGCTTACTGCTGTTGTAAAAGCATATACCATTTCTCTTACTGATGAAAAATTAAAAAACTAAAAGAGGCAGTTCTGTACTGGTTGGGTGGAGGTAAAGATGTTATTGACGAAACCAATAAAGACGCACAAGCATTTGGGATAGAACTGCCGAAGAAGCAAGAAAAAAAAGAAAAATATTTTGAGGTTTTTGACGATAATTGGTTAGCAGTGCAAATGTTTGTAAAAGCACAGACGCAATGGCAAACATCTTTTGGAGGTTTCGTTGGATTAAAATATGAGATATTCTTAATGCAAGGAGGTTTGTTTGACCTTTACAATATTAAGGATAGGACTAAAATTCTAGAAGAACTGCAAATTATGGAAAGTTACGCTTTGCCAGAATTAAATAAAGAGAGTAAAAAATAATGACAACTGTTAGTGATATTTTAATTAAATTTAAAAAATTTGGAGATGATGAGGTTGGTCTTGCTTTCAAAAGAATTACAAGAGAAGCTAGAGGCGTAGAAAAAAGTTTTCAAAAGTTAACTGACACAGGAGTAAAAAAATTAAGAATTGAGTTAAATTCTTTAAAATCTGCAAATGTTAATAGCATTGCATCTATGAAAGCGCAAAGGAATGCGCTAATAGGTTTGCGTGATATGGCTGATGTTGCTGGAAACGAATTTAAACAACTTACAGCAGAAATTAAACAAATGGATGCTGCTTTGGTTAAATCTCAGGGTAAAAAAGCTGGTGGAGGAAGTAGATTAGGTGGTATAGCAAAAGGTGCTGGAGCAATCGCTGCTGGTGGAATTTTTGGGGGAGTAGAAGGTATTGCTGGTGCTGGAATTGGATTAGCTGTTTCTGGCGGTAATCCAGCGGCTGCTGCAATTGGTGCGGCAGTTGGCGCACAAGTCAAAATGGTACGAGAAAATATAGGAGATATTGCTATATACAATGCTGCTTTAGAAAGACAACGACAGGCTTTAAGCTTAGTTATAGATAATAATGGCGAATATATTAAGTCACAGCAGTTTTTAGCTCAAACGAGTAAAAAATTAGCAATTCCACAAGACGTAATAGTTCGACAATTTACTTCATTAACTGCATCAGTTAAAGGTGCTGGAAAAGAAACTAAAGATGCAGAAAAAGTATTTAAAGCAATTGCTGCTGGTATAAGAGGTACTGGTGGAAACCTTGAAGACATGAAAGCGGCAATGCGAGCAACTAGCCAGGTGTTCTCAAAAGGCAAAGTATCAGCCGAAGAATTGAGACAACAGTTGGGTGAAAGGCTACCCGGTGCGTTTACTTTATTTGCGGAATCTATGGATAAGACACCAGCAGAATTAGATAAAGCATTAGAGCAAGGTAAGGTTACCCTAGATGACTTTATGAAGTTTGCAGAGAAATTATTCAGCACATATGGTGAAAATGCAGAAGTTCTTGCTGCAAGTCCAGCCGCTGCTGGAGATCGATTACAAACTGCTATTTCTGAATTAAAAGATAATTTAGGCGAACCTATATCGGCAATTGGTGCAATGTTTCAAGAAATGGCAACAAAATCTGTAAAAGCTATTAATAAAGTTACTGATGTTGTTCAAAATGAACTTGCAAAAGGTTTGACTAGAAGTATTGCACAAAGAACACAAGATATTGCAAAACTGCAAAAACAAACAGATAAAGCTTTTGATAACTTGCGTAAAGCATCACAAGGTAGAGAAGTGCCAATCCAACAATTTGTGCCTGACGTTGACGGAAATATGCAACTTCGCACGGTTATGATTTCTGGAAAAGCTGCTGTAGATATTATGAGAGAAGAATATGAAGCAGCTAAAGCAGCGCAAGATGAAAATCTTGATAAATTACTTGCAGATAAAAAAAGAAGAGATGCAATTTTAGCTGAAGATATGAAACCTGTAGAAATAAATGGTATGTTATTTCATCCTGTTACCTATCAGTATTTAGGTCAGGCTGACGGTAGCGAAGATCCTTCTAAAGCATTTGATAAAGATTCTTCTCCAAGTCCAACTGGAATTGGTCAGGGTATACAAGATTATTTTAATAGTATTAAAAAAGGTTCTGAAGAAGTAAGAGCAGTTGTCAGTAAAGCATTTAAAAGTATGGAAGATGCAATTGTTAATTTTGTTATGACAGGAAAGTTGAATTTTGCAGATTTTACTAGATCGATATTGGCAGATATGGCAAGAATAATTGTAAGACAAGCAATATTAAAACCATTATTAAGTGCATTTGGTTTTGGAGATGGAGGTGTTGTTAGTGGAGGTACAGCATCAGCTTCTGGTGAAGTAACTATGGCAAACTTCAATGCAATGGGTAATGCATATGGCAGAAATGGAATACAGAAATTTGCACGAGGGGGCGTTGTCCATTCTCCCACTATTTTTCCATTTAAGAACGGCATTGGCTTGATGGGCGAAGCCGGGTCTGAAGCGATACTCCCGCTGAAGCGCACCAAGCAAGGAAAGCTAGGAGTTGAATCTTCTGGAGTAGGTGGAGGTAATGTTGTTAATGTTTCTGTAAATGCTGGTGGCACATCTGCTCAAGGTAATACAATGAAAGCAAATCAACTTGGTAAATTGATAGGTACTGCAATAGAAGCAGAATTAATCAAACAAAAACGACCAGGTGGTATTCTTTATACATAATGGCTACTTTTGATTCTTCTGGTGTTGGTTCTGATGTATCACCAAGCTATTCTCCTCAATTAACAGTTGAAAATAATTTAATTAAGGTAGTTCTGGGGGATGGCTATGAACAGCGTTTGCAGAAGGGAATAAATGCAACAAGAAGGACGTTTTCTTTATCTTTTTTAAATAGATCAGATACTGTAACTACAAATATTTTAAATTTTTTAGCTGATCCAAATAAAGGTAACAATGGAGCAAAAGCTTTTGATTGGACTCCTCCATTTGGTTCTACTGGTAAATGGACTTGTGAAAATCCTTCAGTAACAATGGTTGCACATGATTTAAACGATATTGAATTAACTTTTAGAGAAGTATTTGAACCATGACAGATAGTTATATAAGTGAGGTACAAAAAACTGATCCAAGTGCAATTAT